TGGCTTTAGGAATATAACCAGCGGCAATCATAGCCGCCACAATCGCTGCAAGTGTTTCTGTTGATATAGCTTTGAATATAAGGGCAAAGACGGAAGCTAATACCACTAATGAGCCTATTGTTGACCGCCAGTGTTTAACAACAATATCGAGCGCCCGTCTTGACTTACTTATTTTTCGCCGCATAGAATAGTTATACGAAGGGCTTAAAATAAAGTTCTGCTTCTTTTTGCCGCCGCGTTACTAATCCGTTTACCTTCTTGCCGCCTGCATTTACCCATTTGCCGAACTCGCGGCTTATGGTAGGGTCGTTTGGATTTGCTTTCACTAATTTAAGCAGCGTTGACTTAGCAAGGGCAGCAGTTCCAAGATTAAAGGCGAAGCTAACCAGCGCATCAAACTGATTTTGGTTGACCTGCACTCCGTTGAGCAGCGCGTTAACATTCTGCTCGAAGTCGCGCACTGTCTTGCGAAGAAGAATCTCAGCCTGCTCTTTGGTGATTTTATCGCCCATCTTTACCTTCTGGTCGTTGGCATAATAGGTGCTGCCATAACCTATCGTAGCCACATTAGCCTCGCATAGGTAGGCATTGAGCCGCAAGCCTTCAAAGGATTTTATGAGCTCTAAGCCTTTGAGGCTAATCGATTTCATACTGGAAGATGGCGGTAAAAATTGCACCTGAAAATGTAGAGCTACTATCAGACGCAAAGTTGATGAGATTTTCTCTTATAAATGTAGTAACTTGACCATTTGCGTCTCTTATTCCGCAAGCACCTATTGAATTATTGCTACTTGGAGTTAATGGATAAGTGAAATTAAAATAGCCATCGGTATCGCCTTCAAAATCTAAATCAACAGTTCCATAAATTGTGCAAGTTACAATATTTCCAACCCTTGAATATTGCGCTTTTGTTAATGTTGGATTTGAACAAGCACCATCTGCCCCATCCAATGTCGGAGTCCACGTTCCGCTTATTCCAAAATTCCCAACCTCAATCTTCTTGGTTGTACCTTCGGGCGATTGCGTGGTATCAGATACATCAACGATGCAAAGGTAGTCCGCGCTGTCTGCTGCTGATAGCGCTGTTAAGTCTGTTATTTTTATTCCTGCCATAAGTCGGGTGGTGTTATTGGTTTATAAGTTATCAAAGGTAATAATTTAACCCATTCAATCGAACACTGCTGTACTTCTTCGGTTGAGATTATCCAGTTGCCATCCGCATCTTGAATGGGATTGAAGTAATTGTCGGGGATGAACTGAACGCCAATAAGGCTCTGAGCCTCTTCGTATGTGAGTATGTGAACTTGCATTAGACTTGACGGGATAAGGTGGTTTGAAAGGCTTGTACTGCCGTGTATAGTGCCGCTGCTTCGCCATCAGTTAAGCCGATGCCTATTGATGCAAAGGAGCATTGTTTATTAGTGTAGAAATTAGGACCTGTTACATTATCACTTATATTAATTGCGCCAATAAATATACTAAATGTATTTCTTGCCCAAGTAATTGTTGATGAATTAGTGTTAAGTAAAGTACCATTTTTATATATTTTTCTGCTTGATGAAGATGTTATTGAGCCAGTTGTTAAACCTCTTGAATCTGTTGAAGTGCTCGTAACTATTCCAGTTACTCCAGAACTTTCCGATGATAAAAATCTATTAGTATTACCGGGTCTTCTAATTACGATATCAAATCCTGTACCTCCAAGACTTCCACTAACACCCATAGGAATCTCTGATGTAAATGCACTATTTGTTCTGGTGTAATAACTCAAATGACCTGAATTAGCTGTAAGTGATATATTTGGAATGAGAAAGCTATCCGCATAAGCATTAGTTCCGTTCGGCAGTGCACCATTACTTGAATGAGTCCATCCGCCAATAAAGCTTAATCGGAATGCTGCATTCAAATCTCTTGGGTCTTTTAAATTCCAACGGTGGGTTGTAGCCGTTCCACCAACAAAAGGATAAATCGCGCTACACTTCGCCCAAGTGCCATTTGCTTTCATTGATGTAACCAATGTGCAGATGGCTTGGCTGATTGTCGCGTCAGTGATTCCTGCCGCAGTTAAGAACGCATTTGCATCAGCATCACCGCAGCCATACCAATATGGATTAACTAAAAAGCTCATGCGTAAGTACCGATTAACATTACTTTCAATCCCGTTGCTGTGCCATTGCCTATTTGGTCAATGTCGATTGTTATCTCAGCATCATCGGCGAGAGAGGTGTCGCTAATCACTGGCGGCGTTGCAGCTGTTGCACTTGTCTTTTCAGTGTTGTCAATGGTTAGCTTAGTGCTTAGGATACTTGTTCCGTTTTCGTTGATATCCACTGTAAAGATACTTCCGCTTGCTTGCGCTGTTGTGAGCGATGCTCTAACCGCAGTTAGTGTAACTGCTCGTGGCATCCTGAATGTTATCTTTCCATTGCCTACCGTCAGCGCAGTGCCCTCATCTGAGGCAGCAACAACTAATTCAAATGGTGTTGCAAGGTTGCCGCTTCCGAGAATCGAAGTGCCATTGATTGTCTTAATGTTTGTGCCGCTTGTTAGCGCATCCTGCTTGCCGTTGAAGGTATTCCAATCAGCGGATATCAAGAAGCCCTTAGTGCTTCCACTTGCTGCCTGCCCGTTGGTATAATCAATGCTTATTACTCCTGCCGTTGCGTTAAAGTCGGCAGCAGTGAAAGCCGCAGCTCCTTTAGTTGTGCCATCCGCCGCAGCATCTGCAATGCTTATTGCAGGAGTTACCCCACCGCTTGAAGCAATCGGTGCAGTGCCGCTAACCGAAGTAACCTTTCCATTGAATGCAGTCCAATCAGCCGAGCTTAGCGCACCTCTATTGCTTGCGCTTGCCGTTGGTAGATTGAAGGTGTGAGTGGCAGTTGTTGAACTGATGCCGAAGTCCGTGCCAGCCGTTCCAGTTGCGAAGTTCTGCACTTGCGCGGTCAAGCCGTTCAATGCGTTTAGCCCTGTGGTGAACGTGGTGATTACTTGGCAAAGGTTGTTGTCCTCAGTATGCAGCGTAATGTTTCGCCCCGATGTTGTTACGAAAATGCGTATTGCGAGCCTATCTGTTGCAAGTAGCACTGTGCTTGGTACTGCAAGCGCACTAACATATAAATCGACCACCGTACCGCCTGTAATCGCTTCGGGATTTGTAGACCCTGAAGATATGAGCGTAAAGGCTGTGCCATCGTACTTATACAATTCAATGTAAAAGCTCGGATTGCCACCACCACTCGAAGCATTGAAGTAGGTTTCAAAGTTCCAATTCCCTGAAGGGATTGCCAAAAGATTCGGATCGCCTGCATCGGTTAGGAATTGCGCAATGTAGCCATTACCCTGCGCATTAGTTCGTGTGAAGTTCGTACCACCACCAAGCACAGGCACTCGGCTCATTTCAAAGTATTGATTCCCGCCTATAGTACCCTGACTGATTGAGCCGTTCAGGTAGTAATTAACCGATGCACCACCACCGCCTCCAAGCGGAAAGTTCGCAAGGCTGCCATCGCCACGCACGTATTGGCTCACTACTCCGTTGGCTGTGATGTCCACGCTCGGAGTAGTGGTATTGTTCGGCACGTTAACGCTGAACGCAGGGTTTGTAGGTGTTGGAACGGTTGCCGATACCGATGTTACCGTGCCATTGGTCAAAGTCGGAAACGGTGTAGGTGTTCCAGTGCCGTCAAGATAGTCCGCGCTTGTTCCCGTTGGTACATCGAACTTGCCGTTGAAGGTTGTCCAATCGGCTGATGTAAGATAGCCATCATCGAAAGAATTTGCAGGCTGAATTGAGATGTCAGGAGTAGTTCCTCCACTTGAAAATATCGGAGATGTCGCAGTTACGTTAGTAACTCCTCCAGTGCTTACCACCGCCCAAACTGCTGCACCGATTGTAGCATCGCTGCATAGGTAAACAGTGCCATCATCTAAACTCCAACGAGAGCCGTTTACAAAGCCCTTAGAGCTATCATCTGTCGGCTGAGGTACTATTGCAAAGTTATGCGTTACATCGCGAATGGTGAAGCCGTCTTGCTCCATATAGTAAAGCCGCCCTGCTTCCCACTTTAGCTCATAGCTTATTGAGCAGATTTGCGCAGTGCCCTTAGCGCCGCCGTTGCCTGCATCGGTTGTACCTTTGCGGAATAGCGCACCATTGTCAAAGGTCAGTCCTGCATTTGCTATAAAGTCAATGTCGTTGGTTGTGCTATTGCCAACATCGGTAACATCTTGCAATGATCCAACGCCGCCGCCTCCTGATGGAATATTTACCTCAACTACTCCCGGTGATGTGAGTGTTGCAGTTACTCCATCGCCAGTGAAGTTAAGTGTTGTTGTGTTGGTGCTTACGTTGCTGCCTTCATCTTGAGTTCTAAGAGGTGTTCCGCCTCCGCCACCGATTGCCACCAATGGATCTGCTTCTGTTCCGTTTCCAGTTATTGTAACGCCATCAACAGCAACCTCTGTTAAGCAAGGTGTGCAAGGTTGCAAGTCAGGAAGCGGAATATCGCCCGTTGCGCAAGTGTCATAACAGCCATCTTCGCTCGATGTGATAACCTGCACATCCATATCAACAGAAACGCAAGCCCATTCATAGTTGGCTGTTAAGGTCTTAATCTCGTTGATGTAGCCCGTTGGTACTACCTCATAGTTAATAACCCCTATGTTTTGCTTGAATAGCGGGTCAGTGCCTGATGCGAGCTTGTAGATTCTTGATGCTAACCAATCCTGCGCGTCTTCACCATCGCAAGGTAGGTGCGATTTGCGCACGATTGCATAAGCCGTCAGCGGGAAGGTCGTGATGTATAACTGCTTACATCCGCTCATCTTGTAGGCATCGGTCTTGTTAACTGTTACCTTGCTGCGCTTAGCCCAAAAAAGCGTTCCGTTCTTTGCATCAAAGTTGGTAACAACCTCAGCCTGCCCGTTGCCGATGTAATGCACCCAAGCCTTATCGTTGCCGTTTGCGTTAAGCTCGCATAAGCTGAACTGCTTATCGAAGATATTAGCTACCTCAATGCGCTGATAAAGTCTTTCAATTATGGTCTTTAGTAGATTCATGGTTTGCTTAGATTGTTTGCGATTTGTTCCGCTAATAATTCTGCGTGTAGTTCAAGCATTTTATTCTGCTCCTCGTCTGTTGGTTGGAAGATTGGTCCGTAACCTTTAAAGCCTTTTCCATTTCCATATTGTAATCCTTCTGCTTTTCCTGCTTCATCTGCTGCTATAAAAATAGCCGACCCGAAGCCCTGATTAAATACAGAATCTTTGTCTTTTCCAAACGACCTTCTTAAAAAGCCAGTTAGTTCTAATGGCGGTCTGCCATTCTTTTGCTTGATTAGCGCATACGCAGGAGTGTATGGCTTAGTTGGTAGCTTCTGTCCTGCGGTATTACTCCCGCCGCTTGTACCTATTCCAAATATTCTGATATCCATCAATCGCTTCATATCAAGCACTGCGAAAAATAACGGAGTAAAGCCGCCGCTCCATTCTGCAAAGAGCGCGTCAATTCGTTCGCTGATCTGTTTGGGTGTTGCCATTATGGAAGCGCTGTTACATACTTCATGTTCTTGCGGCAATCAAAGCAGTTGTTGTCATCAGGTAGGCGCATATTCTGCAACATCGCTGCAAGCTCCTCATTGTATCTTGTTGCTGCAATGTCTCTTGCTTCAATTATCGTTTCCCTTGTAACACTCACCGTTGTATTCACTCTAATGGTTGGTGCAATGGTTAGCGAGTAATCGTATATCTCCACCGCCGTTGCATAAGCAAGCGGCATCGCCATCAATCCACCAATGCTGCACAGCCACGCCTCGCGGTCGCAGTTAACATTATAAACCATTGACATACCTTGAGTGTATTTCTTGTTCTTAGAAGTCAGCACATCAGTGCCGTCTGTTGTCAGCTCAATTCCAATAGCATCGACAAATGGGCAAATGTGTGCAGCTCTCACTCCGCCGCCGCAATCGTAGCAACTGCCCTTCTTGGTTATCATTTTTGTTGTATCATAAAGCGACTCATAGACAAAAGCTAAATCTAACTTCCTGCGATTCGCCTTGTAGGTCCTGCCGATAAACTCCTCAACCGCCTCTGATTGATAGTTGAATGTACCAACGAGCTTAAGCGTTTGCATATCAAATACCAATATCGGCACTGGCGTTGCCATTGTATATATGTCAATCTTTAGGCTCGATAAATAGAAGTTGAGAAAGCTAAGTTGATTTGGGTCGATGGTTACTCTTATACCTGCATACTTGCCAGCACCGAGCGCTAAGTCAAGATTGCTCGCGTTGGTCAATACTTGTCCAATCCTCTTGCTATCAATTACAGTGTCAGCCTTCATCATTGGAGACAATCGCGAAAGCATATCACTTGACATCTTACGCCACGCAAACGCGAGCTTCGCATCAAATAGCTCAACACCGCTCATATATTGGTTAGTGATTAGCTGACCAAGTAAGGTCTGATTTATTCCTAAGTCATCTATATATAGCCCCGTTGTAGGCTCAGGTCTATCGCACCCCTTCAATCCAAGTAGTTTATCGTAGCACATTGATTGATATTTTTATTTGCAAATATAAAAAAAAAGGA